CGGCAAACTTGCCAGCCGCAGCAGCCTTAATCTCAGACTTGAGGATTCGCGAATTGGCCTTAGAAAGGGCCTCCCGCGTAGCCTGCGCCTTAATCTGATCGGCGTCAGGAGTCTCGTTCTCGCCCTTGGGGGCGCTCTCCAGTGCGGCGAGTCGCTGCTCTAGCTCCTGCCGCTTCGTACGCTCCTCGCGCCACTTGCCCTTCATGGAATCCAGCGCCTTTTTACCGGCATCGCCGAGATTCTCGGCACCTTCCGGATTCGGCTCGCTGTCATCCTCGGTTCCCGCGCCGTGCTGCTCACCAGTGGCAGTCTCATCGGTCACGGTCTCGTCAGTGACAGTCTCGTTTTCGGGCATGCTGAAGCCTCCATGCGCATTGCGCGCGAGTCAGGTACGAAAGTTCGTATGTGGTCGCTGAGTTGCTCAGCGGAGATAGCCGTTTTTGTAGAGCAACCGGATAGCGTGGTTGCGGTCACCGTCGGCAAGGCGGTAAATCTCTTCAGGCATCAACCGGGGTGGGCGCTTTTTCTTGCGCGACCCGGTACCTGTGTACGTGACTTGCACCGTACGGCCGAACATCTCAACCTTGTCCATGCTCTTGCGAGCGTTGACCACGCTGTAGATGTTGGCGCCATCATCAATGGCCTTTGCCCCAGCCTCGCCAAACACCCTGCGTCGCTGCTCAGCGCTCATCCGGTCGTACATGTCCCGCGCATCGAGCGTGTAACCAGCCTTGCGCTTGGTAACAGGCTCCATGGTGCAGTCACAATTGGGATGGCGCTGAAAACCGGTAGAAACGCTGTACTCGCGCCCAGCGAGGATGATGCAGCGAGAGCACGCGGGAAGCTCCACCACGCGCACATAGCTGGTCACCTGCTTATTGCCGACCATAGAAGCCTGGTCAGCCTGCCTACCGGTATCCGCGATTACCGTACGGGTCACCATGTTCAGGAAGGCACCAGCGCGAGCCATTGCGGTACGCGTGTTGTCACCCTGGTCACGGCGCCATAGCGCGGTAGGGATAGCCCGAGCGAGCACACCCATAAGGTTGCGTCCATCGGGGGTCTGACTCGCGAACTGATGGGGATCTACCTCGGCGTCTAGTTCGCCGATCAGTTCCCGCATGTAGTCGTTCGTCATGTCCGCTGATTTGATCTGCCCCGCCTGAACCATTGCGGTTACCTTCGGCAGCAGTCGACCCCAGTCCCCTGCAACGGAGTTGGGGTCGACCTTGGACCACTCAGCGAGAACGGCTCGGGCGGTAGCGTCTGCTAGGGCTTCACGGCCCCGTTGGTGCTTCCTGGCTCGCAGGCTCCACATTGTTACCGCCGTTCGCGTTCATGATGTTCGAAAGGGCCCCCATGGGGTCCGACATCATTTCCTTTTCCTTCATGGCGAGTAGGTCAGCTACCTCGGTAGGCGTAAGCCCATACCGCAGTGCCAGAAACTCGAACGGGAAACCGATCGTCTTCAGCTTCAGCAGCGAATCCGCTAGCTGCGTCTGAGAACGTGACTCGGCATCAGCCCAAATCACTCGACCGCCCGTGATCGCACGAGACTTAGCGTCGTTGCCCTGGGCCAGAGCGATCAGCGAGAACACCTCGCGCAGTGCCTGACCAAACCAAAGCTGCTTTTCCTCGACCCGCTTAATCAGGCCCGTCTCAGCCGCTAGCAGCGCATCACCCGAAATGTTGGTCATGGACCCGATCAGGTAATGCGCAGGCGTGCGAGTCTGAGCGGCGATATGCCCCACCGCAACTTCAATGACGTTCGTGTACGCCTCAAGGTTCGCGGCCGTCCACTCATCAATCTTGACGTCATCACCCGTGAAGAACGCCACACGGTCTACAGCGAACCGTTCAAGGTCCACCGGACGCTCACCGATGATCTGCCCCTGATCGTCCAGCACAGGGACAACCGGCCGTTCCGCACCCAACACGATGCGCTGAGGGAACGACGCATAGTCAGACGCCGTAAAGAGCTGCGCCCACAGAAGGTTTACAGCGTTCTGCATGGCAACCACGCCACCAACGTCACTGATCGGGTCAGAGACCAACATGGGCTTATTGGGAAGCTCTACCATCGGGACACAACCCATGGGATTCGGCTGAGGGTTGGGCTCATGGCCCATATCCCGCGTCTCCCAACCGTCCATTTCGTCGTCAGCCTGAAGCATCACCATCGACTTTTTGGGGGTCGACAGATGCGCGCGACGGAACTTCCAAACCTCATCCGGCAGATACAGGGTGGCGTAATCAAAACCGCCATCTTCCCAACGCTTCAGCGCGGCACGGCGCTTACGACGCGAACCAGGGACGTACATCACAATGCATTGCGAGGCATCCTCGAACGTGACCTCGGGAGTCTCCGGATCGTCAGGGTTACCCCACACGAGAACGAAGCTGCGCCCGCTGTTCACGGCACCCAGGAAGCCAAGTTGAGAGTCAGCGTCAAGGGCATTCATCTGCCAGACACGCCATGACTCCTTGTCAGCCTCAGTCATGCCGGACGGCTGGACCCCAGTGACCGTCAGACGCTCAACAGGAGCATCGGACACCACCTGCACCCAGTTATCCGCAAAGTCCTTGTAGCGGTCACCGTGGTACTTGCGGAACTGGTCAGAGGCGAACGTCAGAGGCTGACGGCCCCGGTAGTACGCCTCATTACGGTCTATCTCCCAGCGCCGGTTACGCAGCTCGGTCTCAAGGATGTCCACCAGGCGGAGCGCTTCAGCTTCTGTGGCCATGTTCGCCCCCTCCTGGTGGGCCCTTATGCGGAGTAGTAGTAGTTCTTGCGCTTAGGCGCCGTCATCCCAGCCGCTACGGCGTCCATCGCTGCCTCATGCGCGAGGATGGAAGTAACCGCAACGTCAATCTTTTGGTCTTGGCTGGACTTGGCCAGCACATACCGGCCCTGCGGACGAGCAGCAGCGCGAGCATTCCTGATGTGACCCGACGTGATCGGGCACCCGTCATGCGAAAACGGGGTGTCAGCCTTGGCAATGTCCGTCTTCAGTCGCTCCGCAGCAGCGTGCATCTGAACAACTCGGCGCGTATACCAGCTAATTACGACCCGATCGCCGTACTTCGCTGCCCACTCGTCAACTTCCGAATCCCAATAGGGCGGGTCAGCGTACAGAAGCTTGACGTCATAGCGAGTCATCAACTCGTCAAGCGCTGCGGACACCTCAAGGCGGGGCACCTGCCCACCAAAATCAGCGGGATTCCAGATGGTTGGTAGCTTGTTCGGCCCATAGGTGGGAGTGAACTGGAAACCGTCCAGCGTCTCAGCGCGGAATGACGACCAGTCATCAACGTCTGACCCGTCGAACCCCAGGACAACCGGAGTCTTAGGCGCCACAGTGCGCGAGCCGTTGGCGCGAGCCTCCCAAAGGTTGTGCTCTAGCCAGGCACCAGCACCAGCCACAATGCGGTTACCGAAGAACCTCTCTGCCTGCGCAGGGTCCGTCTCGGCAAGCTCGCTGGCCTCAGCCTCAATCGCGTCTAGGTCGATGTGCGGGCAATCGCAGTACACAGCGCGGTGAATCTTCCGGCGCTCCTGCTTGTTGCGGTACGACAGGTTCAAGGGCGCTTGCGGGAAGTACCGGTAAACGTCCTCAGCCTTGCTCTCATGCGTCCGCTTAGCGGTCGACTCCTCTGAAGGGTCGTAAGCGTTCGTCGTTTCCATCGAGCGTCCGGACATACCAGCGAGACCACGGCGCATAGTCTCAGCAACTTTGATCATCTTGTTGGTCGCTGTGTACGTGCCTGTCTCATCCTGAATGGCGAACGTGATGGGGTTACCGAGTCGCGATTGCGCGGAGCTAGTGACCACATCGATGCGGCCCTCATCGCCAACCCTGATGAACCCCTCGCGCACGCTCATGATGGCGCCCAGCGAACCGTGTTTCACCATGGCGGTAAGCGGCCGGTAGACGTTTGCCACCTGGTCTTCCGACGTAGCCAGTAGCTGAATCAGCGGAGTTGGCTGAGGCACGGCCATAGGCTCACCCTCGGCGTACTCATACGACCAGCCGCAGGGGCACCCATGGTCCCGGCACCGGTAGCGCTGAGAGCCGTCAGAGAACCCAGCAAACACGGTAGGGCCTGCGGCCTCAGCGAGCACGATCGAGGCTGCGAACGGCCCCTTCCCGCTCTTCTGAGACATGATTACCTGCGCACGTCGGAAGACGAACGCAGTACTCCGCTGGCCAACCGTCGCATCGGCGCGGACCGTATAGAAGTTGCTGGCTACCTTCAGTTGCCAAGGCAGCAACTCGAACGGTTCACCCTGCCTGAAACCATCGGGGATGACGGCATGTGCCTCGATCCACGCAAGCGTGACGACCAGGGCCTTACCGTCAGCCATCTGCAACCGCCTTCAGTCGGGCAGTCAGCGAGGCAACCGGCGATACAGCGGAATGGGTCGTCTGCTCGTCGTCGTCGGCGTCCACCTTGCCGATGGTCCACTTGTTGCGCGCCATGCCGGACACGCTGAGACCGAGCGACTCGGCGAACTGCTTGACCTGACCCCACACAATGGCAGAGCTGCGAGGAGACTCAGCACGGACAAGCAGACGAACGTAAGAGGCAACTTCAAAGTCTTGGTGTAGCTGCTCCCACATGACAGCCTGCGGGGTCTCCCACAAGCGTTCCCAGAGTTGCAGCTCACGGGGCGTGGCCATGTCGAGCGGGAATGCTGGCTCGGGTCCGTCTCGCCCCTCAGCGGGCAGGGTCACCCAACCGTTAGCGTCCGGCGCTTTGGCCTTGTGGCTACGCTCCGTAGATGTTGGCGCAGGGCCAGACCGGGCGCGCGCTCCTCCCTTGGACATGGGTGATCACCTCCCGTAGCAACGTGTGATGTGACGTGGGTCTCAATCGGGTGTCTGAACCGGGCGCAGGTGGCAGACACCTCCCCCGCGTTCAACGTCCCCAAGATCATTTTTAAACACCCCCCACCCGCACATCACACTGAGTGATGGTCACTGCCTGTCAACCCCGGTCGTTCCATCCACCAGGCTGATTACGTGCAGTCTCTCGCGAGTGGTGTGCCTTGGTCATAGCCCGTAGGTTCGACCAGTCATGACCACGTGGACCAAGCGGCCCTAGCCCGTCGATGTGGTCTACCTCAGTAGCAACAGGCTTCAGTGGTACAGGCAGCGAGGCGCAATCATCGCACTCACAGTACGGATGCGCTACCAGGAACCTAGCCCGTGTGCGCTGCCATGCTGAACCGTATCCCTTGCGCTGAGACGTACGCCGCTTAGCACCAGCCTTGGCCCTGCACTCAGTACACCTACCAGCGGGGTACACAAGTGCAGGGCAACCAGGGGTAGAGCAGACGCTACGGGCGGGCATATCCCTTGGCCTTAGACCAGGCTACGAATGCCGCGTAAAGGGCCTTGTCAGCAGCGTCAGAAGGGACAGGAGCAGGCGTAGGAGACGGGGTCGGCGCAGGATCTACCGGCGACGGTACAGGCGCGTATACGGGCACCGTGATATCGCCCTCCTGCGCAAGCAGCCAAGCCATATCAGCGCCATGGACATACGCGAAACCGTCGACACCCCACGAGGTGCCCCAAGAATTCTGGATCTCATAGACGTCATCGGCAGTGTCATACCCGCTGATCACCAACTCATGACCACCAGCCTCACCGCTCGACTTGTCCACCTTGACAAAACCGTCAGAGTCCGTGGTGAACATGGAGTTCAGCCACACGGTCCCCCAGAGAACGGGGCCAGACTGAAGCGCAGACTGTAGGGCAGCGATCGTGAAACCGTGCGTGTAGCCACTGAGCAGACCCAGGGCCTTACCCGTGGACGCAGCAGCAAGGCCATCCGAACCAGTGTCGGTGGGCGGGTAGTTGCCCGCATAGCTGTCAAGTCGGGTGTTCAGCGAATACGCCTTAACCGCGAAAGACTCGTCCAGCGGGTATGTGCCAGCCTTAAAGACGCCCTTGGGGTCAGCCTTCACGGTGACGCTGGTAGGCGCCGTACGGCCCTTAGAATCGGTTCCCAGGACACCCGCAAGCGCGTTGCCCGTACACGAACCTAGGTTGCCCTGGTCGAGGATCGGCGTACGCCTGCGCCACGAAACCGACTGGATAGCCTCACGGGGAAGCTCCGGATGCGCAAAGGCCCTCGAACGCTCGTCATGCCGGACATGGCGCCCGAGACGAGAATCAGAGGGGTTGACGTAACGTCGGATATGCAACGCTGCTCCTACGAAAGTTCGTATGTGGTGGCAGCGCTAGAAACGGCCACCCGTCAGAAAATGGAGAGTGAGCCACGACATGAACGCAAGCAGCGCAAACCGGCGCGCGCGAACCAGACCCTTACGGGACTTGTCCTGTACCGCAAACCAGCGCCATACGTGCTCGCTGAGCGTGTCGCCCTCAGCCTTGTTAGTCAGTGCCCTGCCCTCGATAAGAGCAAAGGCGCCCAGCCACGCAAGCCAGGCAATCGTGTATCCGCTCATGTGCGGGCACCAGGGTTCGAACCTGGGACCTCTGGCTCCCAAAGCCAGCGCGCTACCTACTGCGCTATACCCACCTGCACGGGAGCCCCTGTCCACCAGGGCCTAGGGAGTGCATGCCCCGCATATGTCCCGCGCTCCGTCCGCTGAGAGGGATTCGAACCCCCACGCCAAAGGCACTGCGTTCTAAGCGCAGCGTGTCTACCGTTCCACCACCAGCGGGAAAGCTTCGCGTGATCTGGAATCGAACCAGCACCCTTGCAGGTTGGGGATTGCGTCCCCGATGGCCACGCCAATAACCACCACACTGCACGCGAAGCAAGTTTTAGGGCTACTCGCCTCCCTCTGAACCTGGGGACTAGCCAGGCAGTCAGGGACGGTTTCACCCAAGGGGCATATCGTTGGGCCAGTCACGGCCCTATTGTCTGCGCCTACGCGCCCCGTACCGGATTCGAACCGGTGGCCATCCGCTCGACAGGCGGACGCTCTAACCACTGAGCTAACGGAGCATCCCCGATCGCTAC